GCGATTCCCGGAGAAGGTATTAGGTGTGATGTAAACATTTCAGCAGTTTGTGCTGCATCTACCACCGCAGTGGTGTTCTATGGCTAGTCCCGCATGGACGCGCAAGGAAGGCAAATCCGAGAAGGGTGGCTTGAACGCCAAGGGCCGAGCCTCCGCGAAAAAGCAAGGGATGAACTTGAAACCGCCGCAACCCGAGGGCGGCTCAAGGCGCGACTCTTTCTGCGCCCGTATGAGTGGGATGAAAAAGAAATTGACATCCGCAAAAACAGCGAACGCCCAAAAGGGTAAAACCAAAGGAAGGATGTGTTGATGTCTGATCTTGAATTAACAGACCGCGAACGATTGATCGCCAAAGAAGCGGCAAAGCTTGCTATCGAAGAAATGTCTTCAGAGTTTTACAAAAAGATTGGTAAGACTGTTGTGGAGAAGTTTCTGATCGGGGTAGGTTTATTGGTCGTTGGCTTCTTTGTTGGCAAAGGCTGGATTGTTAAGGTCTAACATGCCAAGCACAAGTAAGAAGCAACACAATTTCATGGCTGCGGTGGCTAACAATCCATCGTTTGCTAAGAAAGCTGGTGTCCCTCAGTCTGTTGGTAAAGAATTTACTGCGGCTGATAAAGGCATCAAATTTAAAGGTGGGCCGCGCTCGCGTCCTGATTTGCAAAAGGTAAACGAGCCCAAAACTCTTCAGGGCAAAACCGAACTCTTTAAAAAAGGTGGTGATACTATGGCTAGCAAAATGAACCCCGGATTTATGGCAATGATAGCTAAGAAAAAAGCTGGAGCCAAAAAAGAAATGCCTATGAAAAAAGGTGGCGCTGCCAAGAAAATGGCTATGGGCGGTTCCGCCTCCAAACGCGCTGATGGTGTTGCTACAAAAGGCAAAACCAAAGGCAAGATGCTTAACAAAGGCGGCATGGCCTGCTAATCTAAGGAGCTAAACATGAAAAAACGTTACCAAGAAGGCGGGCCCATCGACGAGATGGAAGAAGCTAACAAAAGTACAGAAGGTATGTTGATAAATCCTAACGCCAAAGAATATGGCGAATCGGGTACTTCATACTCAACAAAAGCTACCCCCAAGGCCGCCCCTAAAGCTGCGCCTAAGCCCGTTGCTAAAGCCGCTCCTAAAGCCGAATCTAAAGCGGCCCCCGCAGATGTAACTAAGATGTCTTTGTCAGAACGCATGAAGGCAAGCCGTGAAAGCGCTAGATCAGGTAGCGGTTCAACTGACACGCGATCTGTTAGTCAACGTCTACGCTCTGCCTTTGGTATGGCTAATGGCGGTTCCGCTTCTAGTCGTGCTGATGGTATTGCTACCAAGGGTAAAACCCGTGGGAAGATGTGCTAATCATGCCAAAACCACTTAAATATTCCGACTCCACACCGGTGGATGAGCCAATCCCTAAAGGGAAAATAAAAGCTATAGAACCCGGTAGTGGTATTCGCGTTGATGGTAAACCCAACCCAGTACGATCTAACCAGCTAATGAATGAAGCGGATGAAAAGCGCAAAAAGGCTCAAGATTTGGGTCAAATGTACATGGGTAGTGACCTATCAAAAGCCGCAAATGCTAAACGCGCAAATATGGCTGAAGAAGATGCTGAGGTGCTGACTGAGCGTGCCAAGCAGTACCGTAAAGGAATCGAGGGTAAAAAGGCAGGTGGCATGACTGCTTCTTCTCGTGCCGACGGATGCTGCACTAAGGGTAAAACCCGTGGGAAGATGATGTAACTATGATGTCAAGTCGCGGCATGGGCGCTATCCGCCCCTCCAAGATGCCCAAAGGCAAGAGAACTGCCCGAAGGGATGACACCGACTTTACACAGTACGCTGAGGGCGGGAAAGTTAACGCCGCTGGTAACTACACAAAACCCAAACTGGGGTGACCAAAAATGGAGAACCAAAAGTGGAAAACCGTCTAGTAAAACAGGTGAGCGATACCTTCCAGAAGCTGCGATCAAAAGTCTCAGCCCTGCTGAGTACGCTGCGACAACGCGTGCGAAACGCGCTGGCAAAAAAGCCGGAAAACAATTCGTAGCACAGCCCAAAGGCATAGCAAAGAAAACAGCAGGATTTAGATAATGGCAAACACATCCGGCGCATATGGCTTTAACCTTGACCTCACCGAGTTGGTCGAGGAGGCGTTTGAACGCGCTGGTAGTGAACTGCGCACTGGATATGACCTGCGTACCGCACGTCGTAGTCTCAACATTATGTTTGCTGATTGGGCAAACCGTGGCATCAATATGTGGACTATTGAGACAGGGTCTATTAATCTAGTTCAGGGGCAAAACACGTATCCATTACCAAACGACACGATTGACCTTCTTGAGCATTTGATTCGTACCGATGCAAACAGCACGTCTAACCAAGCCGACCTGACAATCACGCGGATTAGCGTTTCTACCTACGCTACGATCCCTAACAAGTTAACTCAAGCCAGACCTATTCAGGTTTGGATTCAGCGCTACAACGGGCAGGCTAGCCCCATTTCTGCCACGTTGACTACAACCATCACAAGTACATCAGACACAATCGTGTTGAGTGATGTTACGGGTTTACCCGCAGCAGGGTTTATAAAGATTGATGATGAGATTATCAACTATGGGTATATCACCCAGAACGCAAACGCTGTTAGTGGCACTCTATCTAGTTGTTTCCGTGGTCAGCAAAACACGATTGCTGTAGGGCATACGGCTGCGGCTACTGTGTATTGGCAACAAGTGCCAGCGATAACTGTTTGGCCTACCCCTGATAACGTACAACCGTACACATTTGTTTACTGGCGTCTACGCCGTACGCAAGACGCTGGTGGTGGTGTGAACATCATGGACGTACCGTTTAGATTTATCCCATGTATGGCGGCTGGTCTGTCGTACTACATCGCTGGCAAAGTACCGCAAGGTATGGAGCGTATTGGCATGTTGAAGCAACAGTATGACGAGGCATGGGAACTGGCAGCATATGAGGATCACGAGAAAGCAGCATTGCGTTTGGTTCCTAGACAGACCTACATCGGGAGGTAGTCATGGGTAATCGTTTTGCTTCGGGCAAGAATGCGATTTCGGAGTGTGATCGCTGTGGTCAGCGGTTTAAGTTGAAGGTTCTGAAGACTGAGATTATCAAGTTAAAGAATTACAACTTGTTGGTGTGCCCAGAGTGCTGGGACCCAGACCATCCGCAGTTGCAGTTGGGTATGTTCCCTGTGGACGACCCACAGGCTTTGAGAAATCCCCGTCCTGACAGGAGCTATGTAGTTTCTGGTTTGTTAGCGGACGGTGAGTCAGGTGGTGGTAGCAGAATATTTCAATGGGGATGGAATCCTGTTGGTGGGTCAAGTAGTTTTGATGCGGCGTTGACACCAAATAATTTGAATTTGGTTGTACAACTTGGTACAGTAACGGTAGCAACAACTTAGGAGTTGAAAATGGACAAGAAAGACTTAAAGCAAGACAAGAAAATGATCGCAGGTGCCGTGCACAAACACGAGAAGAAACTGCATCCCGGCAAGCCAATGACTAAATTGGCTAAGGGTGGCAAGACCAATGACATGATGAAACAGTACGGGCGGGGCATGGCAAAAGTCGTGAACCAGCGCGGCGCAGCAAGGGGTAAATAATGGCGTTCAGCAAAAAAATGATGGGTAAAGAAGTTGGTGATGCCAGCGTCTACGCTCAGCCACACGACATGTCTGGTAAAGCACTTAAAGCTGGATTACCTACAGAGACTGGTGCTCAGTGCATGACAGAGATGAACCCCTCTGTTGGCGGTATCAGTAAAGGCAACTATGCTCCAGTTAACCCATATGGTGTTGGCGTGATGCGTGGATACGGCGCTGCAACTAAAGGGCGCAAGATTAGTGGGAAGATGGGATGACCTACACTGAGTTAGTAACAGCGATTCAAACGTATACAGAAAATACGTTTCCTGCCACTACGTTGGCGGATAGCACAGTTGTGTCTTCAACGACTCAGTTGAATCGCTTTATTACTCAGGCTGAACAGCGTATATACAACTCTGTTCAGTTTCCGTCGTTGCGCAAGAACGTGACGGGTAGCGTGACTACCAGCAATAAGTACTTGTCTTGCCCAGAGGATTTTTTGTCCACTTACTCTTTGGCTGTGATTGACGCTACTGGCAACTACGAGTACTTGCTAAACAAAGATGTGAACTTCATTCGTCAGGCATACCCAAATCCAACTACAGATACAGGTATCCCCAAGTACTACGCGTTGTTTGGCCCGACTGTTAACACCAGCACAATCACAAACGAACTCTCTTTCATTGTGGGACCCACCCCTGACGCGTCCTACTCTGTAGA